GTTCGTAGTATTGCCCATAACTTGCATATTGTCGCAACATGAACTTACAAGTGATTAATATTAAACCCATTACATTCCGTCTTAATAATACGGTATACCACTTCTGCAAGCCTTACTATCTAATACCTGAAAACGAATTTAAGATGATAAAACCAGTGGTAAAAGGTTCAACTATCGTATGGAATATATCAGGTACACAACTTTCTTATTTTCAACTTAAACAAAAAATCCATGATTCCAAAATCCGAAAAGAATTCAAGTTTGAGCCGAAATAACCACAAAGAAATGTCAAAAGAACTAAACCCGACACACACCACAATAACAGCGGCAAGGCTTGTATTTTACAAACCTGAGGAACTGGATGTAATTAAAAAACAATTTCGCCAGCACCCTAACAGCACATGCACTGTAACATGCACAAACAAGAGATATGCAAACACAGCATTAGGTATATATCTTAGCCGCAAGATATGGAAATGGGCTAAGGTTAGGGTTGAGATTGAACAGACGGTGATGGGAAATATCTACAATGTTTGTTTTTTTAATTAAAATTAGTTAACTTAGCATAAAGAAAAAACTATGGAAGCAGCTATTTTAATTTTACTCATGTTGGCGTGTGCAGCGTTTATCTATCACTTCACATTTGCCGAGAAACAAGCACACAGGAATCAAGTAAACAGACAAAGGTTCGATATTATCGACAAGTGCCAACAAAACGGAGAAACGTCCGTGTATCTAAATGACTTAAAAAAAGCTGATACGATAACGCAAATCGAAACGGCTATTGCTAACTACTTAGAATGGAAGTACGGAAGTTAATTTCCGATAAATGAGTAAGCAGGAAACATACATATCATTTATTATTGACCAACTTCAATCGGGGAATGTTGAGCGTGGTAAGGTGCTGGCAATCTTTGGCAAAAAGTGGCAAAAAGGTGTTAGGTCATTTGATAGGTATTGGAAAGAAGCCAATGAGCTGTATTTAGAAGCCCAAAATAAGCTGCAAAAGGAGAAAGAGAGTATCTATATCGAATCTGAAAAAAAAGCCTTTAAAACAGCCTTAAAAACGAAAACAGAAAGAATGGCCGAATTGCAGGCCATGTTGGAGCCGGATTACCTAACATCGGAAATAGTAGGGATATCAAATGGAGTGCCGGTGTGGGCGAATAGACCGCTAACACCAATGGAACGGAAACACATACATTCCGAGTTGTCAAAGATGGATGGCAGTTATGCTCCTACTAAAGTAGCGACAACAGACACAGACGGCAAAGACAGGCCAATTATCGACTTATCTAAATATGACGACAGCGAACTTAGACTACTTATTGACTTGCAACGTAAGGGCGGAGTTAGCGAGGCGTAATATGCTCGACTTTGTGACGTATGTAAAGCCTGACTATCAGGTAAACTGGCATCATGAACTTCTTTGTAAGTATATTGACGACTTTGTTAATAAAAAAATCAGAAGGTTAATGATTTTTATCCCTCCGCAGCACGGAAAGAGCCAAATAGTATCACGTTCATTACCGGCCTTCATATTAGGCAGGAATCCGAAGGCAAAGATAGTATTAGCGTCATATTCTGCCGACTTGTCTTCATCATTTAACAGAGATTGTCAGCGCATTATTGAAAGTGAGGAGTATCAGGAGGTTTTTCAAGATACTAAGCTGAATGGTAAGTCATCGACAGAGAAGGGGAGTTGGTTAAAGAATACTGATATTTTTGAAACGGTAGGTCACGGCGGATTTCTGAAAACAACAGGGGTAGGTGGTTCATTAACAGGGACACCGGCTGATTATGCCATTATAGACGACCCAGTTAAAGATAGCATTGAAGCCATGTCGCCTACTTATCAAGTGCGGAATTGGAATTGGTATAACGATGTATTATTTACGCGGATACATAATGACAGTAGTATTCTAATCACGCAGACGCGGTGGGATGTCCGCGACTTATCCGGCATGCTGATACAATCAATGCAAGATGGTAGCGGTGAGCAATGGACGATATTATCACTACCTGCAATTAAGACGGATAACAGCAATCCGGAAGACCCGCGCGAAATTGGGGATGCATTATGGCCGCAGAGACACAGCAAGGAGAAACTCATGCAGGTTAGGTCGCAATCAATAAGGACATTTGAAAGCCTATATCAGCAGAACCCACGCCCTACACAATCGGGAGGTGAGTATTATCATCAATTCAGACAGGAAAGACATACAAGAGAACATCGTTATAACCCTGCATTACCGCTACATATCACATTTGACTTTAATACAAATCCATACATGACCTTATGTGTTTGGCATATTGATGGTAAGAATGCGTACCAAGTTGATGAGATATGCCTGCCATCCCCGCGCTCAACTACTAAGGACACATGCAATGAGTTTAAAAGAAAGTACACCGGCCACACAGGAGGGCTTTTTATATACGGAGACCCTTCAGGCAAAAAAGAGGACACGCGAACAGAAAGAGGGCATAACGACTTTAGCATAATCATGTCCGAGTTATCCGAGTTTAGGCCTTCATTGCGATTGCTGACAAAAGCCCCATCCGTTGTCATGCGCGGCAACTTCTTGAACACAATATTTGAAAGTAAATACGATGGAATATCAATATCAATAGGCATAAATTGTAAAAATACAATAGCGGATTACTTATACATAAAACAGGATAGCGACGGCACTAAACTGAAAGAGAAAGCGAAAGACATGGCCACCGGCGTTACTTATGAGAAGTACGGCCACACATCGGATGCTAATGACTATCTGCTGTTGTATGTTTTTGCGGCGGAATATGCAAGGTATCTCAAAGGTGGCCGCGATAGCATGCCAACAATAGGGCGCAACGTATCAAAGAATAACTACTAATTTTGTGTGCTACTTATTGATATTAATGAACGATAATAATTAATTTTGGCTTATGTACTTAGTTCCATTTGATTATCAAAAACAAATACAGGATGTTAATTTGCAGCAGATTATCAGCGGTAACAGCTATGTATTGACATCTGCACAATTAGCAGCAGAATCGGAGGCTAAGTCTTATCTACGCCAAAAGTACGATGTAAATGCAGAGTTTACAGATACCAATGAATGGGATAGTGGCAAAACATACAAGGCAGGGGATAGAGTATATAGTGGTTCAAATATCTACTATGCTGCATATCCTGCCGATAAGTTTGACCTATACGCGGCATATAATGTTGGGGATGTAGTTTTTTATAAAGATAAAACTTATAGATGTAAATCTGCCACATCATTAATACCACAAGAGAACGCGATACAATATGGTACTTATCAGAATTTACCTTATTTAAACACATTCCCTGATGCGCCAAATCAATCGCAATGGACAGACTTAGGGCCGTATAGTGTGTCGGCAGGTACTCCACTAACAGATGCTAAGTGGGTGAATGGAGACAATAGAGACCAACAAATGGTAATGTATTGCATCGACATCTGCCTATATCACATCCACAGCAGAATAGCACCAAGAAATATACCGCAGCTTAGAATCGATAGATATACAGCAGCTATTGAGTGGTTAAGGATGTGTGCAGAGGGCGGTGTAACTCCTTCTATGCCGGTATTGCAGCCAAAGTCAGGTGGCCGCATCCGTTACGGCGGCAATATTAAAAATGTCAACGGCTACTAATGAAAAAAAAGAAATTCTATAATAAGATATCACAGGCTAACCCTGTTGTAAAGAATGCTACCGGATATATCTCAAGCATGCAATTAACACGATTGCGGCATGATGTGGCCATGTGGCGCGCGGCAGTCGGTGAGGCGGAAATGGATTACTATCCGCAGCGCATTAAAATGCAGCGGATGTACCGCGATACTGTGTTAAATGGACATCTGCATGCATGTATGTCTCGGTATCGTGATTTGGTGCTATTGAAGGACTTTGAACTTAAAAATGGTAATGGAGAAGAGGACGAAGTAGCAGAGGAAATATTTGAACAGGAATGGTTTTATAACTTCCTTAATTACGCCATTGATGCTCAATTTTACGGCTATTCTCTTATATCATTGGGTGACGTGATTAACAACGCATTTCCTAATTTGGGAATGGTTCCAAGAGAACACGTATCGCCGGATAGAAAAAATGTTACAAGTTACCTGTATATGGTCAGCGGCTTGCGGTTTGATATCCCACCTGTGAGCGACTGGCACATATGGATACCTACGCACAATGAGTTAGGCACTTCTGATTGTGGGTATGGGTTGCTGTATAAGATAGCTATTTATGAGATACTTCTTAGAAATCTGTTAGCATATAACGGCGACTTTGTAGAGATGTACTCGCAGCCATATCGCGTTGGTAAGACAATGAAAACTAATGAGGATGAGCGCGCGGAATTTGAAGCCGCTATCCGTGCAATGGGGAGTGCAGGCTATGCGCTTATCGACCCTACTGACGAAATCGACTTTTTAGAAACGGCATTAGGTGGAACAGGATATCAGGGATATGATAATCTCGAACAAAGGTTGGAGAAAAAAATATCTAAAATGACATTAGGACACGCCGATGCAATGGATAGTGTACCGGGTAAATTAGGTGCAGGTGTAGGGGATGATAACCCGGTGGATAAGGCCTTATCTGATAAACAGGTGGCATTATGCAGGTTTATTGAGAACGTGGTAAACGGTCAATTGTTGCCAAAAATGAGGGCTTTGGGCTTTCCTATTGCTGACGATGTTGTTTTTGAGTTTGGCAATGATGCAGAGCATGAGGAGAAAAAACAGAACAAAGTTACATTTAGCAAATCGGTAGCAGAAGTGGCGCTCGCAATGAAGAACGCGGGGTTAATGATGTCGCCGGAGTACTTTGAGGAAATGACAGGCATACCGACGGTCGCAATGCCAGCACAAATGCAGGATGTTGTAAATATTCAGAATGTTCAGAATAAGCTGAATAAACTTTATGGAGTATAGCGATAAGCAGATAGAATCATTGTTGGCCGGTATCTATTCAGGTATTTATACAAATGCGGAATTGCCGGAGGACTTGTATTTTGCCATTGCTAACTACCTAAAAAAAGGGGTTTATTCAGGTTACGGCGGTGCATTAGCGGACTTTTCACCACTAAGTAGGGATTATGCATTGCTAAGGGAGTTGAGAGAAAATATTTACATTTTCAGCGGTGCAAAAACATACCAAGAGGTGAATGTGATGTCCTCATTCCTGACATCAAACGGCGGGGTAAGTTCTTTTAAAGACTTTAAAGAAAAGGCAACGGAGGTCTACAACACATACAATAAGACGTGGCTTCAAACGGAGTATAACACGGCGGTAGGGCAAGCGCAAATGGCGGAGCGGTGGTTGCAGATTGAGGAGCGTTCAGATATACTGCCATATCTTACTTATGATGCTGTAATGGATAAGAACACGTCAGAGATATGTCGCGGATTAGATGGGATAACGCTACCGGTTAACGACCCATTTTGGAAGAAGTTCAGTCCTCTTAATCATTTTAATTGCAGGTGTGTATTACGGCAATCTGATGACGTAAAAGTGAGTAGTAAAAGAGAGGTGAAAGAAGCGCGCAAGGTGGAAGAAAATATGCAACCAATTTTTGTTATGAATCCCGGCGTTGACAAGGTGATATTTAGCGACAAACACCCATATTATGACATAGCACCGAAAGATAAAGAATTAGCAAAAAACAACTTTAACCTACCTATACCAAGTAATGATTAATTAGTTATATTTACAACATGGCAAAAAAAAATAGAAACGATTACAAGCCTACCGGAGTATTAGCGGTGGATATGGTAGCTAAGTGTAAGGCATTCTATGACCGCCAATATCGCGAAGTGAAAGAGGTGTATTTACGCCCTGACCTGTTTAAGCAGTTTTCGGAGTTCGTGAAGCGCACCGGAATTGAACACGATGGGCTTGAGGATATAGATTTTGACGACACAAAGGTAAAGTGTGGTCATGTTATCGGAAATAACCCAATGATTTATTATTTGAATAAAATAGAAATGGCGTGAGTAAATTCAACTTAGATAGGGTATATGCTAATTTTCAACAAATGAAAAGAGTATTACCTGTTAAGTTGGCCAATGCATCCGTGAACTATTTTACCGGCACATTTAAGGCAGAAGCATTTGACGGTAAAGACTGGCAGGAGGTGCAGCGCCGGATACCTGGAACTAAACCATATCGCTATCCTAAATCCCGCGACTTAGGCCGCAGAACACGGAATATATTGATAGGCAAGGGTAGTGGAAGATTGCGAAGGGCGGTTCAGGGGTCATTAAAAGCGGCAACATGGCAGCAGGTTAAGTTGGTTGTAGATGGGAGCGCGTTTCCATATGCCAAGCGTCATAATGAGGGATTGGACAACATGCCAAAGAGAACATTTATGGCAGACGCAAAACAACTGCAAAAGAAACAGATTGACATCATTAATAAAGAGATAGACAATATATGGCGTTAGTAGGCATACGGCAACCTGTAGAAGATATACTGACACATTTGAAGGCAATGAATGAGCTGTCATTTGTAGCAAAGTATAACAGCCAATTCGACAATCTCGAAGATGGAAGTATATACTCCTATCCGTTTCCGTGCGCATTCTTAGAGGTTGTATTGCCTAATTCATATCAACCGTTATTAGGCGGCGTTATGGCCGCAGACTTAGTATTTAGAGTACATTTAGGGGTTAATTTCTTCAATGATGCTGACGACCTTATGGAGCAAAACTTTATTGTTTTTGACCTTAAAGATAAGATAGTACGCGCACTACATCTATTTAATCCGACTAATTGCAGTTCTTTAATTAAAGTCAGCGAGGAGCAGGATTACAACCATAACAATGTTTATCATTATACTATTGATTTTGCGACTACATTTATAGACACAGTAGCAAATCAGACAGACACAACGACCGGCGAGGTGATAGAGATTGAGGGTGGAACAATCGGCTTAGATATTGATGTCGAATTTCAAACTTTCAACTATCTTAGATTAAATTTAATGGCCGGATTTGATGATAGTTTTAACGATGACTTTGATACGGGAGCAACCATTGAAGAAAACACATACGGTGACTTATTATCACCTGAATATAACCAATATAGAGAATATTTAATATAATGGCACGGACAATAGATACTATACAAGCGCAGATAATTGCAAACATGCAATCTAACCCTGCATTAGCAGGACTTACATCCACATCCCGGCGCGCGATTTGGCGGAATATCACACGCGTTATAGCGATAGCAATAAACCTGTTAGAGCAGGTGATGGACTTGTTTAAGTCGGATATTGAGGTGTTAGTAAATTCAGCAGCACCGGCTACCGCGTCATGGCTTCAAAAGAAGTCTTTGGAATTTCAATATGATGCTACTAACCCACAGATTGTACAGCTTGTCAACATGGCTCCGGTATATCCTGTTATTGCACCGGAATTGCGCATAATTACACGTTGTAGCGTTAAGTCGGAGTTATCCGGTATCACACGAATAAAGGTAGCAAAGAGTGAGCCACCGGCGGCATTAAGTAGCGGAGAGTTGTCGGCATTTCAGGATTATATCAATATCATTGGAATTGCAGGCGTTAATTACATCGCACAAAGTACCGCAGCGGATAGATTATACATAGACGCTGATATCTATTATCAAGGTCAATACTCTGCAATCATTCAGCAGACGGTTATAGATGCTATCGAATCTTTTTTGGCTAATATTCCATTCGATGGAGTAATGAAAGTGGTGGATATCGAAAATACTATCCGTGATGTGGCGGGAGTTAATGACGTTGTATTAAAGAACGTTCGCGCCCGCGATAATGCTACTGCATTGGCAAGTTCACAGTATTTGGTAAATAATCAGCAGTTAATCAGCAGACTTTGGACAACCAATGCAGGATATATCATCCAAGAGGACACGACAGGTAGCACATTTGTAGACACATTAAACTTTATCAGTGAGTAATCCGTTATTTGATATTGATTATGAAGTAAAGGGGGTGGAACTATTGCCGCCGGATAAGCGCAAACGGCAAATGATTGCATTTATACAAGGCTTATTAGCGCCTATCCAGTGGCTTAGGGATTTATTTATTGAAGATTATGGTGATGGAAGTTCATCTGCACAATGGACAGCGTCTACTTATGGACGTGGGGCTGTGGTTCGCTATAATAAGTCGATATATGAGAGTTTGGAAGATGGGAATACGGCTACTCCGGCAGATGCTACTAAATGGGTAATGATACAAGATAATTTCATTGGTGTAAATGAGAGGGTGTTATTCAATGGTCAGAAAATAGTATTAGAATATGCATTAAATAAATGGTTTTTTACTACGTTCCGGCAGCCTCCATTGGTATCAGATATTTACATCAGCGGTGCATTTAGTCTTATAAATCCATTTGTTGTCGGCGGCGTTGAGGCAGAGAGTTCAAGTGTATATACATTAGGTTCTACGGAGTATGTAATTGACGGATATAGTGTAACAACTCAATATAATTTTACTATCTTTATACCAGCAGCGGTTTACACGGCATTAGCGGCGGATGCAGCGACAAGGGAAAAGATAGTGAGGGCATTTGCCGATAAGTATGTACCGGTAGGAATATTTTACGAAATTCAAACATATTAATAAATGAAGAAAATAAATACAAGTCCGATAACATCAACAGTAGGGCTTCCGATAAAATCGGGAACACTTAACCACTTGCAGGAGGCATACCGCGAAATCGTTGAGAGTGTGGTACGTTCTCTAATTGGCAACGCATATTCAACAGGTAGTTTTTATAAGCTGTATGGCTGCGAGAATACAGGCAGTGGTAGTAACTACATAATCAGTGCCGGTGCAATATTTTACAATGGTGAGATTTATCTTGTCGATGCTGCGACATTTACGGCGGCAGGTGGAGAGGTTGCCGTTGGAACGATAACCACTACTAATATCCTCGCTGCTAATGCTGACCCTGTGACGCTGACAAACTCCACGACTGCGAACGTTCACGAGGTGCGTAAAATAGTCTTTGCATCCGGTGTAGCTGGTAGTTCAGACGTTAATTTTAGCGCGTTAGTTGAATATATTCAAAGCGAGAATTACAAGGATATATCAGCACAAGTTAGCGTGGCAGCAGGATTAACAGTAATAAATAAATCCGTTAGAAGGTATTCTGATGGCACGGTAAGTGTTAATATAGTTTTATCTTACAGTTCAAATATAACAGCTAATACTGACATTATAACAGGATTACCATTAGCGCAATATTCTACATATAATTCTGTTCCTGTATTGGAATATAAATCAACTCCCGCTTACCTACATAGTCATTTAGTATTTGCTTCTTTTTTAGGAACGGTATTTAATGATGCAACTATAAATCATGGAACTTACGACACACTAAGTATCACATTTGATTACAAAACACTTTAACAATGAGCGATAAAAAACCCAAGTCAATCAGCCACGAGCGCAGCGTACGCGCATACCTTACGCCGCGCAATTACTCTCGGTTTAATCAATTTATTCAAGAAAACAATATTGGTAAATCAGAGGGGATAAATAAAATTGTCCGTGAATTTCTTGAATTAAAAAAACCGGCATCGAAGCATAATTATTAAAATAGTTTACTATATTTGTATCGAATTTACATTTTGGTTTTTTATTTAGTGATTGTTAGCCGCGCCCTGTTGTGAAACATAGCGCGGTTTTTTTATTGTGTGCTACTCTAATATATGAACTATTGCATACACGAATATCGCGTGTTAATTTTGATTCAATGTTTAAGTACACAATAGACGCGGAAAGTGATGAGCCTATAATGCTAATCAACAAACACATCGGATATGATGAGTTTGACGGCATGGGGATAGATGGTGCGGAGTTTGAGCGCGAGTTGATGACATTGGACACCATGAAGAAAAAGCGCATACAGGTTTGGATTAACAGTCCGGGCGGAATGGTTCTCGATGGGTGGTCTATTTACAATTCCATTTTAAAAACAAAGACAAAAGTAGACACCTATTGTGTAGGTATCGCAGCTTCAATAGCCGGTGTTATCTTTCAGGCAGGGCGTGAACGCAATATGGCGGATTATGGTATATTGATGTATCATAATCCATTCAATACAACATCTGATAAATCATTTGATAAGATTAAGTCTTCAATCGTTACTATGGTAGCGAATAAGTGCGGTATGCCGGAAGATGAGTTATCAAAGGGAATGGATAATGAACTTTGGTTGGATGCATGGGAGGCTTTGCAAAAGAACTTTGCCGACCAAATTGAAATGTCATGGGATTTCAATAAAAAACGCGGGGCGCTGAAGCCTGATTTAGCTATGCCGGAAAATAAGAATGATATTAAGGCGCGTTGGAGTGCTGCCAATAAAGTATTAAATAATTATTTTAAATCAAATAACATGAAAAGTATTGCTAATAAGCTGGGATTACAGCCGGAGGCATCCGAAGAAGCTATTGTAAGTGCATTGGAAGATGTGCAAAACAAAGTGGCTGCATTGGATAGCGTAAAAAATGAGCTGGAGGGCGTTAAAAACGAACTTTCCCAAAAAGAGAATGAATTGACAGAGGCGAAAAATAAACTCGCTGAAATCGAACAAGAGAAAGCCGCCGCTGAACAAGAGAATAAGCGCATTTTGGCTACTAACCTTGTCGAGGAGTTTGCTAAGTCCGGTCGCATCAAGAATGATGCAGAAATCAAAGAAAAATGGATTAACAAGGCAATCGAAGACTTTGACTTTGTTAAAGAATCTTTGGAAAACCTGCCGGTAAACAGAGTGATGCCGGAGTTTGGAAAAGAAGAAAATAAGGCTATCCCTTATAATGCTGCAAATCTGATGCAGTCAATTCAGGCGAAACAAAATTCTAAACAAAATTAAAATCAATTAAAAGATGAGTTATGTAATTAATGACACCACGTATGCAGGCGAAGTAGCTTCCCAGTTTATCGTGAAATCCTTGACCGGAGCAGATACCATTGCCGGAGGACATGTGTATGTAAAAGATGGTATCAAGAAGAAATTCACTATCCCGCGCTTTGATTCCAACTACGAGGATTTGATTCAAGACCGCGCGGCCACTCCGACATCATCCGGCAGCTTCACCGTTGACGGCAAAGTTCTGGAGCCGGAAGACTACGCGATTTATGTGGAGTTCAATCCACGTGACTTTGAAGACCATTGGTACGCAACGCAGTTGAATGATAAACTCATTGACCGCGCGCTGCCATACACCGTTGAATCTGTAATGGTGCAAGAGGTGATGAAGCGCCATTCAAAGTTCCTCAACAAATTGCTGTGGAATGGTGATAAATCAAAGACTTCAACTAAGATGAAGTATATTGATGGATTTATTGCTAAAGCAATGGCTGATTCTGACACTATTGATGTGTTATCACCAACAACATTGAGCGCAGCTAACATTATCGCGGAATTTGAAAAAGGGTACTTATTGATTCCGGCGGCGTTGAAGTACGACCCACAAGTGAAGTTCTACGTTTCTTACGCTACTTACGACTTTTATGTAACTGCGCAAATCGCACAGACTTACAAAGGGGTTGACGTTACAAGTGCAGGCGTTCCGAAGTACAAAGGTAAAGAAGTTGTTCCGGTAGCAGATTTCCCAAATGATGTGTTCATGATTGCAAAAGGTTTGCCGACAATGGAATCTAATCTGTGGGTGGGTATGAACTCAACAGCAGATGAAGGACTGAAAGTAGCGCAACTGCAAGCGAACAGTGAGTTGTATTTTGTTAAATGCCTCATGAAATTGGATGTTCAAATTGGATGGGGTGATGAAACCGTTCTTTATGGAACTATCTAAAATCAAAGAATACTTTGCTAATCCGCGTTCACGAGATGTCGTGTTCGCGGATGCAAAAGGCGACTATTTGTTAATCAAAAAAGGCGCATTTTGTAATGAAGTAAGAAAGTCGGATATCGGCAAAGAGGTCACACCACAGGTAGAAGAAAATTTTAACCACAAAAAATTTAAAAAGAAATGAAAAATATCTTATTCGCAATCGTAACGATTTTCGCAGTTAGCACGTTTGCACAATCAACATCTCCGCGTTTTGGAACTACTCCAAACAAAGACAATACAGGCCGCACATTGGTGTATAAACTGCAATCTAAACAGGATGCAGCCGGTGCTGATACCATTACTATCACATCCGAAAAGGCGTTCCATACCATCGTAAAAGTGGAATTGTTGGATAGTCTTACTCTCGGTTCTCCGGTAGTTACAAATGCAGCATTAGGCGACCAAATGGTATTACTTGTTAGTGGAACTTCCGGTGATAAATTGAAATTTACAGGTACTAACTGGTTATCATCTGCTACTGCTACATTATCATCCGGCGCAGCTGCGGTTATTGAGTTTATTTTCAATGGCACAAAATGGCAAGAGAAAACAAGAACAGTGCAATAAGCACACTCTGTGAGGCAAAGAGTGCAGCGCATGGAACTACCGGAAACCTTATTGTGGTAGATGAGAATGGCTGCATCTTTGTCGACACTCCGGCAGAATATCTGCACAAGAAAAAGGAAAAATTATTCGTGGTGAAGGGTGTTTTACCTGAGCCAAAGAAACAAATAAAAAAAGAAAGCGATGCCACTGAATGATATAACGTTCGTTCGCGGACAGGGAGGACTTGGAAGACCGCTGCAAGGCGAGGACTTTATTTCAGGTTTACTTATTTATTTCGCCCACCTACTTTCGGGCTTTGCATCTAATGACCGCGTAAAAGCGGTTTATTCTTTAGAGCAAGCTGAAGGTCTTGGTATTGTCGATGATTATTCTGACGAAACACAAGCCACCGGAACGGTAGAGATTACCAACGTTGGAAGCAATGGTAATACTATTGCAATTAAGGTTGCAGAGCCGCGAGGTGTGGTTACATTAGCAACTTATACTAAAGTATCAGGAGATGCCACAGTTACAGCGGTAGCTGCTTCTATTGTCACATTAATCAATGCAGACACAGATGTGCATGGATATACCGCTACAAATTTGGCCGGTGTAATTACAATTACAGCACGCACCGGATTAGGTGTGTTCTTAAATTCAGGAACACCGATTACTACCGTTATTGTAGGCAGTATTGCAGCTACAATAACACAGTTTACCGGCGGCGTTCAAAGTGATTTAGCTGTCATGCATTACCATGTTAGCGAATTTTTCAGAGTACAACCAAAGGGTATTCTTTACATAGGCATCTTTGATGTTCCGACTACTTACACCTTTGAAGAACTGCAATCCATGCAGAACTTTGCGGACGGTAAAATCAGACAGGCAGGCGTATATCTTGGAAGTGAAAGTTTAGACACAGGCCACATTACAGCTATACAAGTGCAATGCACCACACTGGCAGGTGAACAGAAACCGATGTCTGTTGTTTACGCAGCGAATGCAGTTGGGGATGATGTAACTGACTACACCGACCTTAGAACGCTTAATGCACCAAATGTGTCTGTTGTCATTGGTCAAGATGGGAACGGAAAAGGATATGATTTATTCATGGCATCCGGTTACTCTATATCTTGTTTAGGCGCTACACTCGGAGCGGTAGCCTTAAGCAAAGTTAGCGAGTGTATTGCATGGGTGGGCAAGTACAATATGAGCAACGGCACGGAACTCGATGTACCTGCATTTACAGACGGTGTGAAATTCAAAGACATGGCTACAAATGCAGTGTCTTCATTGAACACTAAAAAATATATTTTCCTTAGAAAGTATATCAATAATGCCGGAACATACTTTAATGATTCACACACCGCAACTCCTGATACTTCTGATTATGCGTATATTGAAAATCAGCGCACGATTGACAAAGCAATTCGCGGTATCTATGCAAATTTGCAGCCTGAATTAAACAGTCCATTGGTGCTGAATAGTGATGGTACTTTACAGGATGTAACGGTGGCTTACTTTGAGAACAAGGCAGAGATTAACCTTCAGCAAATGGTAAGAGATGGGGAACTGTCAGCATTTAGCGTGGTAATTAATCCGGCGCAGAATGTTCTTAGCACATCTACACTTATTGTAACGGTTCAACTCCTGCCTATCGGTACAGCGCGACAAATTCAGGTAAATATTGGCTTCACATTATCAATCTAACACAACATGGCAACACCATTAATAAACGGTATCAACTACTCTTACGCAAATATCAAAATGATATTGTTTGGCGTGCCGGTAGTTGGTATTACGAAAATCAGCTACAAGAGAAAACAAACCAAAGAGAATAATTACGGATTAGGCTCACAGCCGGTTAGTCGTGGTTATGGTAACTACGAGTATGAGGGGTCAATTGAGATGTACGTTGACGAATGGAAGCGTATTATCGCAGCAGCTCCACTCCGCGACCCTATGGCCATCCCGCCGTTTGATATCTCTATTGTTTTTGGCGGAACTTCTGTGGCTGCTGACCGCGACACATTGCGCGCGGTGGAGTTCTTAGAAGACCCATTGGATGCAAATCAGGGTGATACGAAGTTGATGGTAACTATCCCATTAATTATCGGCGGAATTGACAGATAATAAACAACTATACTATGAAGACAATTGAAGAATTGGAATTAAAGGCCGATGAACTCGGCAAAATACACGGCTGTAAAGTGCATCCGTTGTTATTCGATGACGGCAACGGCGGACAGGTGATAGGCTTCATTAAAGAACCGCAACGCATTGTTAAAATGCGCGCGCTGGATAAGTCCTTTGTTTCACCGGTTACCGCAGCATCTGAGCTATTGGACGCTTGTCTAATCAAAGAAGAAAGCGATGCACGGATATACAGCGAGGCGGCAGAGAATGACCATATCTATATCGGTGCGGCAATGGTGGCAATGGACTTGGTGAAAATGTCCGTTAATCAGTTTAAAAAAAAATAGAAGAGTATGTCATAACGGATGAGAGTAGCGAGTTAACAAAATGGGCTGCTCGCATCCGTTATTATTTTCATGTCGATGCGGACACTCTATCTGATGAGGAATTTATTAAAGCCGTTGAGCAATTGAAGTTCTGTTTAAAAGAAATCGGGCAATATAAGTAATGTCTCAAAATGTAGAATATGTATTATCGCTAAAAGATGTATTTAGCGCTAACCTGCAAAAAGCAAAGCAGGGAGTAGATGGTTTTGAAAAATCCGTTGACAGTGCGAATAGCATGACGGCAATGCTCGGTGGTACTATCGCTGCGGCATTTAGTGGCGTTGCAATCACACAATTTGTAAAAGGTATTATAGACGCAGGTTCTAAGGTAGAGAATGCGAGAACAGGCATTACAACGCTGTTAAAGGATGGTGCGGAAGCGCAACGCGTGATAACATCAACAATGGAGGATGCGACTAAGACGCCGTTTGAATTTGATGTTTTATTACAGGCAAACAAAGCGTTAATATCTGCCGGAGAAAGTGCGGCCGGAGCGCGCGATACGGTGTTAAACCTATCTAATGCAATTGCGGCAACAGGTGGCGGTAACGATGAACTCTCCCGTATGGTTGTCAATTTGCAACAAATCAGAAACATCGGACAAGCAACGGCAATGGATATTAAACAATTTGCATATGCAGGCGTAAACTTGTATAAGCTGTTGGAACAGGCCGGGATTAAATCTGGCAAAGGTCAAGTGATAACTTATGAGAATATCGCTACTGCATTGAGAAAGGCAAATGAGGCAGGAGGATTGTATGAGAATGGCCTTGTAAATATGGCTCAAAATACGTCCGTAAGAATATCTAATCTATCAGATGCATTCTTTCAGTTAAGAGTAAGAATGTTTGATGATATGAAGCCAGCTATCGATGCTGTATTAAATGGCTTAGGCAGTATTATGGATTGGGTATCGCGTAATATTGACGTAATTTATGGGCTTGGAGTTGCATTAGGAGTAGCGGCCACTGGGTTTGCACTTTATAATGCCATGCAAGTGGCGGCAGCTGTAAAATCAGGTATTACAACCGCCCTTATCTTTGTGCAAATGGTGGCAACAGAGGGCTTAGCTGCGGCAATGTATGCCGCAGGGATAACTGGTGCGGCAGCATGGGCAATGATGACAGGAGGTCTTGCAATATTAGCCGGTGCATTATATGTTGCATGGCAGCGGTCAGAAACATTCAGAGGTATAGTAATGGGAGTTTGGGAGGTTCTGAAAGGACTTGCAAACTTTGTAATAACCGTTTACAAGAATGTAGGCGAGATATTAGCAGGTGTTTTTACTCTTGACCCTACGCGAATAAAAGAAGGCGTGAAGGGTGCTGTATTAGCATATCGGGATGCAGCAATGGAGATTGGCGACAACTTCCGAAAAGGTCAGGCAAATGCGATAACGAAAGCGGCGACATCAGCAGACCCAACAAGTAAGACAGCAGGCATAGCCGCTACATCAACGATGTCTACACCGGCAACTGAAGAATCTAAAGTTGGTAAAGGGAAATCGGTTAGCGGTAACAAGGCAATCAGCATAAATGTAACAATCGGGAATTTGGTGGATAAATTCACGGTGCAAACAACCAATATAACGGAAAGTCCGGCAAAGGTTCGAGAGATGATAGCAGCGGCGTTAATCGGAGTTGTAAATGATTCACAAATAGTAGCGGGGCAATGAGTATAGGAACATTAAGAAGGGTATTTGTTATACCGCCTGCGGTGCGTATAATCAATGGACAGGATAACCCATATGAAAATGCTATCTCTAATGAGGTGGTTCGCGACAAAGAATTATACATCGGTACACTGGGCAACCCGGTATATACGAACTTGGAAATACAGGCCGGTAAATATCGCGATGAAGAAGGGCGTGAGGTGACATTTGATTCTATCCGGTTAGACACCGTATTATTGACTATATCGCAATCAAAAAACATTGTCACTACGCAGATACAGGGGCGGAATGGAACTGTTAAGGAATATATAGGGATGGGTGATTATAACATCTCTATACAGGGAATAATAACCGGAACGAATGGTGTATATCCTATCGACGCGGTAAGCAATTTAAAAAAAATATTAGTTGCATCTGTTCCGTTGGCTGTGAATAGCTGGTATCTACAGAACTTAGATATTGATAGTGTGGTGGTGAATGACTTCACGTTAAATCAGGTGGCCGGTGGGTATTCGTATCAGCCATTTGTGATAACATGCCTATCTGACAAACCTATTGAATTAATATTAGCATCTTAATATGTTTGAGTGCCTAACATATGTTACAATAGAACAGCAAGCAACTGAAAGCTATCCAAATAGACGGCGCACATTTGTATTTGATTTTATCACAGAATTTGAATGCACCGACAGTTGGGAGGAAATGACAAATACGGCGGCATTGACTTTCCCAAAGAATATCTATGTCAGGGATGAAAATAATAAGTTGTTTTCGTTCAGCGGAGAAAATAAAAACATAGGGGGCTTTACAGGAGAGCCATTATTTTTGCGCGGCGACACGGTTAGAATAGAAGCAGGATATCGTTACTACGATAAGATAGGCAATGAGATAAATAATATCAATGTTCTTTTTCAGGGATATATCACAAAAGTAGACGCAAAGACACCTGTTAAACTTGAGTGTGAGGACAATATGTATAAGCTTAAACAGTTACAATGTCCTAACAAATTATGGAGTGGCAAGCAATACACATTAGAGGGTATTTTACGCGAGATATTGGCAGGAACGGAGTTCACGGTCAATGCGCTAACATCAACTAAAATAGGCGATATTAGAACGGAAAATGAAACGGTTGCGCAGTTCTTAGAAAGAATGAAAGATGAATATAGGTTATCTGCTTATTTTCGTGGATTTGAACTGCGCGTGGGTGTATTGGTCTATCTTGAACGCGAGGCCGTAACCCGGGTGTTTAAATTCCAACATAATATTATATCGGATGAACTAACATACCAACGCAGAGATGATGTGCAGTTATCAGCGGTGGCATATAGTGTTAATGAAGTCAATGTAAATAAGACGACGAAAGACGGTAAATCGAAAAAGAAAAACGAGCGATTGGAGTGTTTTGTATATTCTGAAAATGGCAGTTTTAAAACAAAAGAAAAGCCATATCCTGAAAATACAGGCGGTGAACGAAGAACACTTTACTTCTACGGCGTTAACAATGTCAATGATTTAGCTGAAAAGGCAAAAGATGAATTGAAAAAATATTACTATCAAGGCATGCGCGGGAAATTCACGACATTCATTATACCTTATGTAAGGATGGGTGATAACGCGGAGTTGGTAGATGATATATTGCCGGAACGGAATGGCATTTATAAAATAAAATCTGTTAGATATACCGGAGGCATCAATGGACATAGACAGGAAATTGAATTAGATTATAAAATATGAGTTCGGAAAAGATAAGGAAAGCAGTACAGCAGATGGCCGGAACATTTGGGGCTAATTTTGCAACCTTCACAGATGGGGTTGTTAAGTCTGTTGATGTTGACAATAGGACTTGTATAGTAACGGTAGTAAATGGCAAATCGGAGGTCGATATAACAGCGCGAATAGCGCCGGTAGTGGATGACGGAATTATACTTATCCCTGCGCTGGATTCAAGTGTTATTGTATGCCACAATCTTGGAAATGTGGCCTATATTTCGCAATTTTCGGAATTAGACAAAGTGTTAATATATGTTGGCAATAGTACGTTAGAGATAGAGGATGGAGAGTTTAAGTTTAACGATGGGAATTTAGGAGGGCTGATTAAAATACAGGACTTAGTTACAAAGTTAAACGCGATAGAGAACAAGCTAAATACTATTATTGCATGGGGCGCGACAGTAACGCCACCACTTAGCACAAGTCCAATGATTAACACACAGGTGAGCGACTTAGAAGATGATAAAATAGTACACTAATGGCCGAGAGTTTAGATATACGATTACAAGATAATGACCTGCTGATATCAGGCGGTGATTTAGTTGTAGGAGCGTCAGATATGCAGCATATTGAAGATACTATTAATGCCTTCCCGGGATGGTGGAAAGAACACCCTAAAGACGGAGTGGGTATATTTTCCTACCTAAACAGTTCAGGAACACAGCAGGAATTAGCGCGTAAGATAAAGTTAGAATTACAGGCAGACGGCTACAATGTAGAGCGGCCTGAAATTGTCATTACTCAAGATGGTATAACAGTAAATCCAAATGCAACTAAGATATAAGGCAATAGAAGGGCAATCGCTTTTTGACATCGTATTAAACACATACGGTGCTATTGAATATATCTATAAGTTGATAAAGGATAACGGTATTGAAAATATAAACTATATTGTAAAAAGTGGTGATGAATTTTTATATGATGGGGATTTGATAACCGATACTACAATATTCACTACTACTACACTGTCAGGGGTAAGATATGCAACGGCTTACATACCACCAATTACAGAGGGTGAAGTTGTACCTGATTTTAACTTTGACTTTAATGAAGACTTTGGAAATGATTATGATTCAGAATAATAATAATATGAGAAAAATAGTTTTTATTGTGGCCTTATTTATGGCTACCGTTGCAAACGCAACATCACCTATCGACAGCGCTCGAAGTTACGTTAATAGTAACATCGTTACTAATGGAAGTAAGGCCATTACAGGTCTTAAAATGAACACCGCCCTCAATGGTATTATTGACGCGATTGACAGCACAAGAGCTGGGATTGTAGTTGCTATTGACACGTTTTTTTCTACACTTCCCACCGCTGGCGCCGCTGATACCTTTGTCAATGTGTCCAACACCGCCGGACAGCTTAGCAAGGTCGGTAAAAGTACGTTTCTGGATGGCATTGGCGGAGGCGGAGTAGCATTGT